TAAGTCCATACGCACAAGAAAAGTTGCGTGACTTTGCTAATGATTTAAGAAAAGTTGCATGAGCCATTTAAAAAACAATGCTAGGCATAATCGTATTACTGCTAGTAATGCATGGGCAGCGGTTTATGAAAGGCAAAAACTCTGGAGGGACATGACGCTTCGTAGCCCTCCATTTGAAGGTAATGAGGCCACAGAATGGGGTCAAATTAACGAGCCAGTAGCATTAAGCCAGTTTGAAAAAGATATGGATGTTATCTGTGAGTCTGGTAGTAAATTAATACTCCATCCAGAGTTGCCATTTGCAGCCAGCCCAGATGCGTTCATTGATTCAATCCCAGTTGAGCTGAAGTGCCCATTTACTCAAGTGGTATACCCAGAGATACCAGAACGATATTATTTTCAAGTCCAGTTACAGCTTGAAGTATGTGACCAACCATATGCATGGTTTTATGTTTGGACACCAGATGCAACACAAGTAACTAAAGTAGAACGCAACAAAGATTTCATTGAATGGTACACTCCGTTAGCATTAGAGTTTTTAAAATCTCTTGATGATGACGTTGAACCAGTAAGATGGAAACGTAAGCCAATTTTTATTAAGGAGTAATGTATGGCGGATTATGATAATACCAATACTTTTGTATTGTTTAAGAACGATAAAGGTGACAATCCTAAACGTCCAGACTACACAGGCAATGCTAATGTAGATGGAATTGAATTTAGAATTAGTGGCTGGATTCGTGAAGGTGCTAGTGGTAAATTTATTAGCGGATCTGTGCAAATGAAAGAGGCTGTAAAGTCTGTAGAAAACAATGAGGATGTCCCTTTTTAGGACACCCTCAATTGGAGTTACTTGTTCATAACGTACATAGTTACTTCAAAACCAAAACGCATTTCAGTAGCTGCTGGAGTTGTCCACATGGTATTAATCCTTAAAGGTTTCTGGCTTATGCCATTAAGTGTGATTATACACCCAGCAGGCTATCTGGAATATCAGTAAAACCATGAAAGAGGTCTATGTTTAAGTTTGAGTTTAAGGAGTCCATAAGGGCTGAATTAGCAACAACACCACACGCCAGACTGTTTCATGCAATATTATTGCTTGCTATGAAGGATGCATTACAAGGACATAGCAAAGAACGTGAATCTTCTATTCGGTGGCTTAATGAACATGACAACGTGGTTAAAGATATATGTTTAATTTTATCTGGATATGATCAGCAGTACATTCAAAGGATTATAAAAGAGAAAAGATAATGGACTACATTCATAATTTAGAACAGGATTTAAACTGCTACAGTAGTGCGGTTTACCATGAGGTGAACACGAGGACGCTTGAAGAACAACTTGGCGTAATCAACGTAATCAGGAATAGAGTTAAGTATGGTAAGTGGGGTCGTACTGTGTGCGATGTTGTGTACTCGCATAAGCAATTCGCTGTTTTGGATGAAAGGCATGAGCCTGTAAATGAAAAGGCGTATCTTAAAATTAAGCTATTAGTGCTTGACACCGTAGTTTTTAAGAAGTATCCTAATCCAGTTGCTGACAGCCTGTATTTTCATGACGATTCAATAAAGGAAAAAAATAGCTGGTTTGGCCACAATAAAAAAATTAAAATAGGACGTATGAATTTTTATTAATGAAGCCAATTGCATTTTTAGTAGAAGAGTTTGACACTACAGGCCAGCTTGTGTGGTCTGCCCTTATGACATCTCAACCAACAGCTTTAGAAATTTCTAAAGATATAAAAAACAAATTACATAATTGGACTATTACACCATTGATCCCAGATACAAAAAATATTATTAAAGTAAATAACATTAAAAAATACAACAGTAAATTATTAACGGAGGCTTACGGTGGCGATTAAACCAAACTTATTTATAGCAACACCTATGTATGGTGGTTTATGTTATGGCACTTATCTTGAGTCTATGCTTAAACTACAAGCATGGCTTAATGCTAAAGACATAGAGGCATACTTTTCATTTTTATATAATGAGAGCCTTATTACTAGAGGTCGTAATACTTTAGTGAATGATTTCTTAAAAAGCGACTCTACACACTTAATGTTTATTGATGCTGACATACAATTTGAAGCAAAAGATTTATTAAAGATGATTGATTCTGACGTAGAGATTATATGTGGCCTGTACCCTAAAAAAGAAATTAACTGGGGTGGTGTGGCCTATGCTATTGAAAAGAAAGTGCCACAGGATCAGTTAAAATACTTTACTGGTGAGTATGTAGTAAACATGGTAGGTGATGTTAAATCACAGTTAGTGCCTCTGGATAAACCATTTGAGATTAAGCATGGCGGTACAGGCTTTATGTTAATTAAGCGTGAGGTATTTGAAAAGCTAAAAGACAAGTGTCCGTCTTACAAGCATAATATGAATGATGTGAATGACAATTCAAATATGGGTGACAATGTTACGGAATACTTTACCACTAGCATTGATGATCAAAATCATTTATTAAGTGAGGACTATCACTTCTGTAAATTAGCTAGAGATAATGATATTAAAGTTTGGGGTGCAGCATGGGCTCAGCTAGGCCACACAGGAACTTATCAATTTAGCGGCAGGCTTGTATGATCATTCCTAACAACATGATTAGTCATGTAGGGAAAATATTTCAAGGTGAGTATTCAGTAGGTGCTATGCCAAATCCATATATTATAGACATTGGTGCTAACGTAGGTGGGTTTGCTGTATGGGCACATGAATACTTTGATAAGCCAAAGATAGATTGCTATGAGCCTATAAAAGAAAACTATAACCTATTAAGACAGAATACAGCTGGCACCGATATAGCCATTAGAAACTTTGCTATAGGCAAGGAGGATGGTGAACGTCAGATGTATTATGGGTTACATAATTGTGGTGAAGCTAGTATGTTTGAGGGTGAGGAACAGGCTAAAGAAGGTGAGCTTGTTAAGGTTATGAGTGCAAAGAACTTACCACCATGCGACATTATAAAGATAGACACAGAGGGTGCAGAGATTGAGATACTAGAAAATCTAGTGCATTTTCCTGTTATATTTTTAATAGAGTTTCATAGTGCATACAATCGTAGACGTATAGATGAACTGTTACTTGACTATACTTTAATTGAGTGTACAATGCGTGGATATAATTATGGAATACTTAAATATATCAGAGGTAAATTTTAATGTATAAAGATTCAGATAGTATAAGGCAAGCATATTTTATAAAAAATTATATAGAAGATAATCCTAATTGCACAATGAAAAATATTATTCAGGATTGTGTAACAAATTTTTATAGGATTAAAAATCTTGAAAGGCAAGGTTATATTACATTACCTAAGCCTACACCATATGGGGAAAGAAATGGCCTTTTTAAAAAAGTTGCTTGATGTTGCAGTATGGATTTTAGTTATTGGTAGTATGATTTGGTTTATGTACGGTTGTTACGATTTATTTAATTTATTTTTTATGGAGGGATAGTTATGTCAGATAATGTTAGCAGTCCAAAGCATTATACGGTAGGCGGAATTGAAGTTATTGATATAATTGAAGCTAAACTTACAAAGGAAGAGTACATTGGATATTTAAAAGGCAATATTATTAAATATACTTTAAGATCATCGTTTAAAGGTAATTTAGTTCAAGATATGGAAAAGGCAGATGTTTATAAAAACTGGCTGCTCCAACAAGTTGTTGAAGAAGATGACGAGATTGATCCTAAGCATGAGGCACTTTTAAATAGATTTGCTGACGAAGATTAATTCTTCCAAAGTTTACTGTTTAGTAAATCTAAATTTTCAATTGTACCGCTAGTATTTCTATTGACCAATTCATTTGTAGGGTAATCTAATGTTAATGGGTTGCCTTGCAAATATTCCAATGGGTATGTTTCAAGTCTTTGTTGTTCTGTTAATGGCTGCCTTCTTTCAACCAATCTTGCTTCAGCTTCACCACCAAGTCTTTTGTATTTTCTAATATCTTGATTTGCAATATCATTGTATATAGCTTTAAGCTGACTTCTATCATATTGATTAAATAAATCCATAGAACCTTTGGTTAATTTTTTACCAGTCACCCTATTAAATGTATCTGTTAATTTATCTAAGGGTACGCTATGTTTTTCAGTTAAAATATGTAATGCATTGGCTTGTTTAATTTGATTTGTTAATTTTTTATCTGCATAACTTGGTGGAAATAATTTTGCAGATCCACCCCTACCAAAATCATTTTTAAATTGAACAGCATGATTTACTTCATGCAATGTATTTCTAAGTATATTATTTAAATCTTTTGGATCAATATTATTTTGATAGCTATAGTTTGGTGGAAATACTTCTAGTCTAATTCTATCTAGTGGATCATTGTAAGACGCACCTAATATATTAGGGTTTCCTTTTTTATCTTTAAATGCTTGTGGCTCAAATTCTATTTTTGTTTCTCTTAACTCTGGATGTGCTGCATACAATTTTGGATGATCTAAAAAATCACCAAGTTTGTTATAGTCATTTCTTGGAATATTTCTAATATCATATATAGGATTATATTTAAACTTAGCAGCATCGTCACTTATTTCTTGTCTTAATTGGTTGTCCCATGTAGCTCTTCCAGTACCTAATAAAGACCATACCTCTCTTGGGTCAGCACCCTTAGCTAACATTTCTTCAGCTTGAGAGGCTTTAACAGCATCCCATGTTTTAGATCCTTTTCCTGTCAATATCCCAGCAGCAGCAAGTCCAACACCGCCAGTCATACCTAATGGATCTTTATTTGCAGCAGCACGACCAAACATTTCACCACCTTCACCACCAACAGTAAGAGGTGTTGTATAGTCTGCTAAATTTGCAACTTTTTCTGAAGTACGTCTAGCAAATCTAGGATCTACATTTAAAAACTCTAAACCACTAGATAGTGGGTTGGTAATCATTCTTTCTGTAGGTGTATATGCACTAGGCTTAAGGGCTTGTTGGCCTTGAGCAATTAGCTTTGATTCAGCTAATGCTTTTTTCCAATCAGCATCTGAACCTTCATTCAGAAACTTTAAGTTTTTATAATCTAATAATCCCACTATATGTTCCTATTTTAATAATTTTATGCTATAATTAATCAATGAAACCATATGTAAATACAGATATTAAAATGCCAAAAACAATGTTAGAAGCATTGTCACTTCATGAAACATTTTGCATTATGTCAAATATTAATACAGTAACAGAATTGTCTGTAAAAGAATGGCTTGTAAAAAACTTTAATCAAAAAATTGCTGAAGCATTTAAATCTGAGTACTTATATCAATAACCTAATATTTTAAGTAATTCTGGAGTTAATAT